CAGGTGCCGCTGCCATGACGCCCGCCACGCTCGCCGCCACGCTGCTGATCGTCGCCACCCTGGCCGACATTGCCAGCACGGAATACGCGCTGCGTAAAGGCCTGTCCGAGGGTAACCCGGTGGCCGCGAAGCTGATGGCCGTGTTTGGCAAGTTCTGGGGCCTGCCCAAGCTGGCTCTGGCGGCGCGGGTAGGATCCTGCAACACCCCCCAAAGCCCGCCCCGCGCGGGCTTTTTCACGCCCGCACGCATCAGCATGCAACAGCCCGCAAATAGTCCAGTTTCCCCCCTAAAAAGTGGACGCGCAAGCGCAGAGACTGCACCCCATTGATTCTTCATTCAACAGCAGCAGCCACCCAACCGCCATGACCCAGCCCGCCGCGCCCGCTCCCTGGTACAGCATCCGCAAGCCGAGCCCGGAGACGGTCATGGCGCAGGGCTTTGTGTCCGCCGCCGAAATCTTCATCTATGGCGACATCGGTGAAAGCTGGTGGGCCGAGACGGTCAGCGCCGCGCAGTTCGTCAAGGATCTGGCCGCGCTCGATGCCGAGCGCATCACCATCCGCATCAACTCCATGGGCGGCAGCGTGCCCGATGGCATCGCCATCCACAACGCCATCAAGCGCCACAAGGCCGCCACCACCACCGTGGTGGACGGCATGGCGCTCAGCATCGCCAGCCTCATCGCGCTGGCCGGCGACACCGTGGAGATGGCTGAGAACGCCACCATGATGATCCACGCGCCGTGGACGGTGGTCGGCGGCAACGCCGTCGATCTGCGCGCCACCGCCGACCTGCTCGACACCTGGGCCAGTGCCATGGCCACCAGCTACGCCGCCAAGAGCGGCCAGAGCAACGAGGTGGTCATGGCCCTGCTCACCGACGGCAAAGACCACTGGTACACCGCCGCCGAGGCGCTGGGCGCCGGCTTCTGTGATGCCGTCACCACCGCGCTGCCCATTGCGGCCAGCGCGCAGCGTTTTGACCTTTCCCGCTACCGCAACGTGCCGGCCGCCCTGGCCGCTGGCGCGGTGGCCCCCAGCACCCCGGTTGCGGCCCCTGCCGCGCCGGTTACCCCCGTGGCAGCCGCCACTTCCACTTCGGAGAATTGCATGTCCCAACACCAAACCCCGGCGGCTCCCGCACCTGGCGCCGCCCTGGACGCTGAAGCCATCCGCGCCCAGGCCCTGGCCGACGACCAGGCGCGCCGCGCCGGCATCCGCGCCAAGTTCGGCGCGTTCATGGCCAAGGCCGGCGTGCCCGAGCTGGCCACCGCGTGCGAGAACGACGCCGCCTGCACCGTGCAGGCCGCCGCCGACAAGCTGCTCGCCCACATCGGCAAAGACATCACGCCCGTGGCCGGCACCATCGTCACCGTGATGGACGAGGCCGACAAGCGCCGCGGCGCCGTGATGGACGCCCTCATGGTGCGCGCCAACGTCGCCAGCGCCGAGCAGCGCCAAACGGTGCAGGCCCACAACCCGTTCCGCGGCCACACCCTGCTGGATCTGGCCCGCGCCTCGCTGCAGGCCGCAGGCATCCGCACCGACGGCATGGACAAGATGCAGATCGTCGGCAGCGCCTTCACCCAGAGCACCAGCGACTTCCCGGTGCTGCTGGAGAACACCATGCACAAGACGCTGCAACAAGCCTATGCGCTGGCGGCCGACACCTGGACGCGCTTCTGCGCCCGCGGCAGCGTCAGCGACTTCCGCGCGCACAACCGCTACCGCGTGGGCTCCCTGGGCAACCTCGACGCCAAGGGCGAGCTGGGCGAGTTCAAGAGCAAAGCCATCCCCGACGGCGAAAAGGCCAGCATCACCGCGGCTACCAAGGGCAACATCATCAACCTCAGCCGCGAGGCCATCATCAACGATGACCTCAACGCCTTCGTCGGGCTGGCCGCCATGCTGGGCCGCGCCGCCAAGCGCACGGTGGAGTCCGATGTCTACGCCACGCTGGCGCTCAACGGCGGCCTCGGCCCCACCATGGGCGACGGCTACAGCCTCTTCCACGCCAACCACGGCAACATCACCACCGCCGCCGCGCTCAGCGCCGCCGCCATCGATCTGGACCGCGTGGCCATGGCCAGCCAGATGAACGTCGGCGCCAACGACTACCTCGACCTGCGCCCGCAGACGCTGCTGGTGCCCGTGGCCCTGGGCGGCACGGCCAAGTCCATCAACATGGCCGAGTACGACCCCGACACCGCCAACAAGCTGCAAAAGCCCAACACCGTGCGCGGCCTGTTCGGTGACATCGTGGACACCCCGCGCCTGTCCGGCACGCGCCGCTACCTGTTTGCGGCCACCAGCGAAGCCCCGGTGCTGGAGGTGGCCTTCCTCGACGGCAACGACGCCCCGTATCTGGAGTCCGAAACCGGCTTCACCGTGGACGGCACCCGCTGGAAAGTGCGGCTCGACTTCGGCATCGCCGCCGTCGATTACCGCGGCGCCGTCACCAACGCTGGCGCCTGACCCCGGCACCCCGTCATCCACCCGACTGAGAGGAACCTGAATCATGACCAGCAAATACGTCCAGCCCGGCAAGGTGCTGCAATACACCAACGCCGGCTCCGCCATCGCCGCGGGCGATGTGGTTGTCATCGGCAAGATCCTGGGCGTCGCCCTGGTGGCCATTGCCAACGGCGCCACCGGCAGCGTGGCGGTCGAGGGCGTCTTCACCCTGCCCAAGGTCACCGCCGCCGTCATCCCGCAGGGCTCGCACCTGATCTGGGACGTCAGCGCCACCAAGTTTGATGTCGGCACCGCCACGCCCGCCACGGGTGATGTCAGCGGACCGCCGGCCGTCGCGTTCGAGGCCGCCGGCAACGGCGCCACCACGCTGGCTGTCAAGCTCACCGGCGTGCCCGGCACCGTGACCTGATCCGCCTGAACGCGCCGCCACCCACGCCCATCATGGACTTCCAGGCCCTGCAAACCCGCACCAACGTCGCCGCCCTGGCGGCGTTCGGCGCCGCCATCGTGCTCGATGGCGACGTGGTGCAGGGCGACTTCCATGCCCCGGCCGACCAGGTGTTTCTCGATGGCGTCAGCGCCATCGCCGCCCGGCCGCAAGTGGTGGTGGCCGATGCCGACGTGCCCGCCGCCCCCGTGGGCAAGCCGTGCACGGCCGGCGGCGCCAGCTGGATCGTGGCCGACGCCCGGCCCGATGGCTTTGGCCTCACCACCCTGTTTCTGGAGCGCGCGCCATGAGCGCCAACAGCGCGCAGTTCGCCCTGTGCCAGGCCGTGGCCGCGCTGCTGGCCGATCTGCCGGCGCTGGGGGCGGGCGCGGTGCGCGTGGCGCGCCGCCGGCCCATGCCGCAGGCCGTGGCCAGCCAGGTGTTCGTGTTCTACGACGAAAGCCAGCCCACGGGCATGAAAACCAACGAGAGCATCCTTTGGCGCACCCGCGTGCGCATTGAATGCGTGGCCCGTGACGTGGCCGGCATCACCGCCGACGACGCCGCCGACGCCCTGGTGCAGGCCAGTTATTCCCGTGTCATGGCCACCCCGCTGCTGGGCGGCCTGGCCACCAAAACCGATCCGGTCGGCATTGCCAACACCTTTGACGAAGCCGACACCGCCCTGGCCGCCGGCCAGCTCCTGTTTGACATTGAACACCGCTGCGCGCGCACCAGCATCGCGTAACCCATTCACCCCAGCCCACCGAAAACCCGAGAGGACATCATCATGAGCATCGAATCCGTCGCCGGCACCACCCTCAAGATCAGCGCGGGCGTGCCCGCCACCTTTGACAGCGCGGGTTATTCCGCGCTCACCTACACCACCGTGGGCGAAATCACCGACCTGGGCGAGTTTGGCCGCGTGTACAACGTCATCAAGCACAACCCCATCGGCACGCGCGGCACCTCCAAGCGCAAGGGCAGCTACGACGAAGGCGCGCTCAACCTCAAGCTCGCGCTCGATACCGACGACGCCGGCCAGACCCTGTGCAAGGCGGCCTCCGCCAGCGACGCCAACTACGCCGTGCTGATCACCGCGCAAGGCGGCGACAAATACTACATGCAGGTGCAGGTCACCAGCTTCAAGACCATGTTCGGCAGCGTGGACAACATGAAATCCGCCAGCATCGACATGGAAATCACCACCAGCGCCACCGGCGTTGGCGTGGTCGAAGTGCTGGCCCCCTGATCAAAACCCGCTAGCGGCGCCGGCACCGGCGTGACCTACGACATCGTGATCGTCGGCGTGTAAGCGCCGCCGACCCCGACCCGCGCACCGGCCTGCCCCGGTTCGCCTCTTCGCGGGGGCGGCCGGGGTGGGCGCGGGCAAACCCTGTGCAACCCACTTTCCCCGCGAGGACGCCATGACCAACCAGACCGACACCCCCGACGACTTCGATCTTTCCGAGTTCGAGATTTCCGAAACCGCCACGCTCGATGTGCTCGACGTCAACAACCAGCCCATGCTGCGGCGTGGGCAGCCGGTTCGCATCGTGCTGCACGGCCCCGGCAGCGTGGTCTTCGTGCGCGCCGAAGCCCGTGTGGCCGCCGCGTCGCAAGCCCGCGCCCTGGCCGCCCTGCGCGGCAAGGCGGGCAAAAACGACACCGAAGAACAACACCAGCAGCGCGCCGAAAAGCTCGCCGCCGTCACCGCCGCCATCGAGAATTTTCCTGTGCCCGGCGGCGCGCTGGCGTTGTACAGCAACCGCAAGCTCGGTTACATCACCAGCCAGGTCGAATCCTTCCTGGCCGACTGGGCAAATTTCAAGCCGGTGTCTGCGCGGAGCTGACGCAGTACGCCAAACAGCACGCCTGGCTCAACACCCCGCTGGACCCGCCCGATGCCCCCAGCCGCCGCGCCCACAAGTCGGTCAGCAGCCGGCCCGCGGAGCCGGCTGACGAGGCCGCCACGCGCAGCCGCGCCGAGCAGCTGCTGGACGACGGCGCGCCGTTGCCCATGCCCGATCTTGGGTCCGGCGCCCGCCACCTCTGGCAGCAGCTGCAAGACGCCGGCCTCACCGGCCACGGCGGCATGGGCCGCGTGCCCCTGTCGTGGGTGGATCTGCGCGCCTGGCAGCTCGGCACCGGCCAGCGCCTGCCGCCCTGGCAGCTGCGCGCGCTGCGCCAGGCCAGTGCCGCATGGCAGGGCGAGCACCTGCGCGCGGCCAACCCCGACGCGCCGGCTCCTTGGTCGGAGTCGATCGGTGATGAGCAGCGCAGCGCCGTGCGCAACAAGGTGCGCGCCGTCTTTGGCGCCCTGGCGCGCGACCGCCAACCCGCAGCGCGCGGCCAGCCGCGCGACTGACCCCCACGGAGCCGCCGCATGAACGACATCAGCGTCACCCTCAGCGCCGACGACCGCGCCCTGCTGCAAGCCCTGCGCGAAGCCGGCGTCAGCCTGGACCAGTTTGCCCGCAAGGGCGCCGGTGCGCTGCGCGACATGGAGACCGCCTCGCACGCCAGCGCCACCGGCATCGAGAAGCTGGCCGGCGGCCTAAAGACCGCCTTCATCGGCGGGGGGGTGGCCGCGGCCATCATCACCATCAAGAACGCCATCGGCGGCGTCACCATGGCCATGATCGACGCCCAGATGCAGGCCGACAAGGTGAAGAACTCACTGGCCTTCGCCATGGGCGGCGCGCAGGCCGCGCAAGAAATCCAATACCTGCGCCAGGTCACCGACCAGCTCGGCGTCAGCTTTGCCGCCGTGGCCCCCATGTACGGCCGCCTGGCCGCCGCCACCAAAGGCACCAACCTCGAAGGCCGCGCCACCCGCGAGATTTTCGAGAGTATCGCCCAGGCCAGTGTGGTCATGGGCCTGGGCGTGGAAGAAACCGAAGGCGCCATGCGCGCCCTGGTCCAGATGGTCTCCAAGGGCCAGATCCAGGCCGAAGAACTGCGCGGCCAGCTGGGCGAGCGCCTGCCGCGCGCGTTCCAGATCTTTGCCGACAGCATGGGCGTGACCACGGGCGAGCTGTCCAAGCTGCTGGAAATGGGGCAAGTCGGCCCCGAGCGCCTGGCGCAGTTTGCCGCCACCCTCAAGGGCGAGCTGGCCGGCAACCTCGACGAGGCCACCACCCGGCTGGCGGCCAACGTCAACCGGCTCGACAACGCCTGGTTGCAGCTCAAGCAAAACGTGGGCGAGGCCGGCGTCAGCAGCTTCATGGCGGGCCAGATGGCCATTCTGGCCGATGCCACGGGCGACGTAGCCAAGTCCATGGAGGCGGCGCGCAAGGGGGGCGATGGCTTTCTGGGCCAGATGGCGGCTGCCGGCGGCGCGCTGCTGCGCTTTGCCAACCCGTTCAACGCCATCACCTACAACGTGCAGGACCAGGCCACCGAGCTGAAGATCGCGCAAGACCAGCTGCGCGAATACGAAGCCCTGCTGGCCAAAGACCCAACCAACACGTTCCTGATCCGCGGCATTGCCCAGATCAAGGAAACCGTCGCCTGGCTGCAGGCCGCCAACAGCGAGAAAGACAAGTTCGCCGCCAGCGGCCCCAGCCACCGCACCATGGAAAACAACTCCATGAAGGCGCTGGCCGAGCAGCAGGCCAAGGACGCCAAGGAACTGGCCGACATCAAGGCCAGGCTCATGGGCGTGGACAAGGACTACCTGCCCACGCTCACCAAGCTCAATGACGCCTACCGTGCCGGCAACCTCACCCAGACCGAATACGTCAACCTGGTGGGCGAGCTGGCCAAGAAGAACTACACCGCCGCCAAGGCTACCGCCACGCATGCCGACGCCTTTGGCGATTTCGTCAGAAAGCTCAACGAGAAGCTGGCCGCGCAGGCGCAGGAGCTGGACGCCGGACGCAAGCTCACCGACTCCGAAAAACTGCGCATCCAGTTCGCCGAAGAGCTGGGCACCAAGTACAAAAACCTGTCGGCGGCGCAGCTGGCCAAGGTGGACGGGCTGCTCAAGGCCATCGCCGCCGGTGAAGAGCAGGCCCGCGCCACCCGGCGCCTGGTGGCCGCCTACCAGGCCGAGCTGGACGTGATGGCCGAGCTCGACGCCGCCTACGTGGCCGCCAGCAAAGCCCGCGAGCAGGGCCGCCTGGCGGTGGACGCCTACGTGCAGGGCATTGCCGCGTCGGCCGAGCAGGTGGCTCTGGAGCAATCGCTGTTCGGCCAGAGCACGCGCAACCGCGCCATTGCGCTGGAGCAGTACCAGATCGAGCTGGATCTGAAAAAACAGATCGCCGCCATCAACGCCAACGCCGGATTCAACCAGGCCCAGCGCGACGAGGAAATCGCCCGCGCCACGGCCGCCGCCGCCATCGCCAAGGCCTCCGCCGTGGCCAAGGCCGATGTGGCCGCGCTGCAAAGCCTGTTCGATGCCTTCGACAACACCGCCCACGACGTGTTCGTCAACATCTTCAACGACGGCTCCAACGCCTTCAAGAAGCTGGGCCAGTCGCTCAAGGCGGGCCTGATCGACGTGTTGTACCAGCTCACCCTGAAGCGCTGGATCATCAACATCGGCGCCAGCCTTACCGGAGGCAGCATCGCCGGCACGGCCAATGCCGCCAGTGGCGCGGGTGGCGCGAACATATTGAGCACGCTGCAGACTGGCTTTTCTGCCATCAATGGCTCCATCAGCAGCACCATCAGCAGCGCTTTTGGAAAATTCGCTGGCAGCAGCGTGGGGCAGAGCTTGGGCTTGTCCAATGCGCAAGCGATCGCTGGTAACAACCCGTCGGCCTTTTTGCCTGCGGGCGGGCAACTCACCGGCACCGGTCAGGCCCTCGGCAGCGCCCTGGGCGTGGTGGGTAACACGCTAGCGGGCTATGCGATGGGCAGCATGGCCCGGTCGCTGATATCGGGCGGGTACAGCGCAGGCAAGGGCATGGACACCTTCCAGCAAGTTGGCATTGCTGTGGGCTCTGCCATCGGTGGGCCGCTTGTGGGTGCTATCGCGGGTGCGGCGGCTGGCGTGGTGAACCGCCTATTTGGCCGCAAGCTCAAAGATTCCGGCATCCAAGGCACGTTCGGCGGGCAGAGCGGTTTTGAGGGCGAGAGCTATGAGTTTTACAAGGGCGGCCTGCTGCGCTCTGACAAGACCAAGACCAACCCCCTGGCCGAGGAAGTGCGCAAAACGCTGGGCGACGCATTCAGCGCCATGCGCGTGGAGGTGGGCACCTTTGCCACTGCGCTCGGGCTGGAAACAGATCGCCTTGCGACCTTCACTACATCGATCAAAATCAGCACCCAGGGCCTCGACGACAAGGCCGCACAAGAGAAGATTCAGAACGCCCTAGCCACTGCCAACAACGAGTTGGCCGAACAAGTGATTGGCTCTTGGCAACGCACGGTAGAAACGATCTCGCGCAGCGTCAGCACCAACGTCGGCGGCGCGGAAGGTGGCGACTTCGTAACCAGCGTCTACGACGAGGAGGTGACCAACAGCACCTACACCGCCAGCGAATTCGCACGCGAAGGCGAAAAAGCCATCGATACCCTGCGGCGGCTGGCCACGAGCCTGTCCACGGTGAACGGCGCGTTTGACGTACTGGGCCTTACCTTGTACGAAAGCAGCCTGGCTGGGGCCGACATGGCATCCAAACTGGCCGACAGCTTTGGCGGGCTAGAAAATCTGACCGCCGCCATGAGCGCGTACTACGAAAACTTCTACTCCGAACAGGAGAAGTTCGACGCCAAGCTGTCCTCGCTCAACCAGACGCTGGCCAACATGGCCGCCGGCGGCGCCTTTGCCGACACGGCCGCGCAGTTCAACCAGCTC